GGTTCCGGGACCGGAGAGTGGAAGACGGGCTGCCCGTGCCCTTCCAGCTGCAGGTGCTGGAGCCGGACCAGTTCGACAGCGGCAAGACGGAAAACCTCGCTGATGGCGGTTACATCGTGCAGGGGATCGAGTTCGATGCGCTGGGGCGTCGTCGGGCCTACTGGCTGTTTCCCGTCCATCCAGGAGAAGCTCGCGGGCGCTCACTTGTCTCACGCCCTGTGCCAGCGCGAGGGGTGCTGCATCTCTTCGAGCGTTTGCGGCCGGGGCAGGTCAGGGGCGTGCCGTGGTTCGCGCCGGTGATCCTGAAGCTCCGCGATCTGGACGACTATGACGATGCCGAGCTGATGCGGAAGAAGATAGAAGCCTGCTTCGCGGCCTTCGTGACGGGCGCACAGGATGAGGAGACACTGGGCAAGCCGTCTGTAGGCATGGCAGGCGACCGGATCGAGAGCTTCGAGCCGGGCATGATCGAATACCTCGAGCCCGGCAAGGATGTGAAGTTCGCCTCGCCCTCGGCCAATGGCGACTATGTCGACTACATGCGCATGCAGCTTCACGCCGTGGCGGCCGGGGTGGGGCTGACCTACGAGCTACTCACCGGTGACTTGAGCCAGGTGAACTATTCCTCGATCCGGGCCGGTCTCATCGAATTCCGCCGCCGCATGGAGTCGCTCCAGTGGCAGTTGCTGGTGCCCGGTCTCTGCCAGCCGGTGTGGACGAGGTTCATCGAGCTTGCACAAGCCGCGGGGAAACTGCCTGAGGGCGAGATCGCATCGGAGTGGACGGCGCCAAGGTTCGAAGCTGTCGATCCCCTGAAGGACATTCAGGCCGACATTCTTGCGGTACGCGCCGGCGTGATGACGCTGAAAGAGGCGATCGCCCGCCAGGGTTACGACCCTGCTCAGGTGCTGGCCGAGATCGCCGCCACCAATGCCGAACTCGACGCCGCCGGCATCACGCTCGACACCGATCCGCGCCGCTCGACCAAGACCGGTCAGGAGAAGACCGCGTCCTCCGACACCACAGACCCGAACAGCCAATAATCACGAGGAGGGTTCATGACCCACCAGGAACCGCCGCAGTCCCTGCCGGCGACAGCGGACAGTTGCGAACTGCCTCTGCAGACCCGCATGGATGTGCGGCTCATGCCGGACACGGTCATTGCCGAGACCCGTACCATCGAGGTGCTTTGGTCGACGGGCGCCCCCGTCCGGCGCCGCGACCTGTGGTCGGGGAGGGTTTTCGAGGAGATACTCTCTCTCGACCCCGCCCATGTCGACCTCTCGCGCCTCAATGGCGGGGCGCCGCTCCTCAATGCCCATGATGCCTTCGACCTTGAGGACGTGATCGGGGTCGTGGAGCGGGCGTGGATCGCCCGGGAGAACGGTAACTACGTGGGCCGCGCCGCGGTGCGCTTCAGCGACCGGGCCGACGTTGAGCCGATCTGGCAGGACGTCCGGAACGGCATCATCCGCAATGTCTCGGTCGGCTACGCTGTCCGTGCCTACGAAATCCGCGAGGAAGAGGGGACGGTCCCCGTCTGGACGGCTGTCGACTGGCAGCCCCTCGAACTTTCCGCTGTGCCCATCGGTGCCGATGGCGCTGCAGGCTTTCGCTCCCACCAGTCTCCCACCCTCTGCCGCCTGCTGCGTCAGGCAAACCCCTCCCATTCCACTGAGAAGGACCCCATCATGACAGATGCGACCACGGCTGCGGCCGAGACTGAACGTGTTGAACCTCAGGCCGAAGCGCCTGCGGCCTCTATCGAAGCCCCTGTGCCCTCAGCACCCGCTCAGGAGGCGCGCCTGCAACCCGCCGCCGAGACGGTGGCCCGGTCCGTCCCTCAGGAACCGGCATTCAAGCCGGAACAGATCCTTGCGCAGGAACGTGCCCGCATCGCTGGCATCTATGAGGCGGCCCGCAAGCTGCACGTCGATCAGGCACTCGCCGACGACCTTGTAAAGCGCGGCACCAGCCTCGCAGAGGCCCGCGGTCACCTCATCGATGCGGCCGCGGCCAAGGACGCCGCCATCGAAACCCGCCCCCACATCCGGGCTGGTGACCTCGATGTGACCGAGACCCGGCGCTCTGCGGTCGAGACTGCGCTTCTCCATCGCTTCGAACCGGGCAAGTTCCGCCTGACCGATGCAGCGCGCGAATGGCGGGGTCTCAGCCTCATCGAGATGGCCCGCAGCTTTCTGGAAGCCGAAGGGATCCGCGTGAAGGGCATGGGCCGCGACGAGATCGCAACCCGTGCGCTCCACACCGGCTCCGACTTCCCGCAGATCCTTGCCGGTGTCACCAATCGCACCCTCCGCGATGCCTATGAAGCGGCCCCCCGCACTTACCAGGCGATCGCCCGCCGCGCGACGGTCGCCGACTTCAAGTCGGTGCAGCGCCTGCAGCTCGGCGAAGCACCCCAGCTCGAGAAGGTGAACGAGGCCGGGGAGTTCAAGCGCGGCAGCATCGGTGAGGCCAAGGAGACCTACCGGGTCGAGACCTATGGCAAGGTGGTGGGCATCACGCGTCAGGTGCTGATCAACGACGACCTCGACGCATTCACACGCGTACCCTCGCTGTTCGGTACCGCCGCGGCCACCCTCGAGTCAGACGTGGTGTGGAGCATCTTCACCGCGAACCTCGCCATGGCCGACGGGAAGACGCTGTTCCATGCGGGTCACAGCAATCTTGCCGGCACCGGCACGGCGCTTGATGTTGCCAACCTCGCCAAGGCGCGGACCGCCATGTCGAAGCAGACGGGCATCGACGGCAAGACGGTGCTGAACATCCGGCCCGCCTTTCTCGTGGTGCCGACGTCCCTCGAACTCGCTGCCGAGCAACTGCTTGCTCAGAACATCGTGCCGACCAAGGTGGGCGATGTCGTGCCGGCGACCATCCGGAGCTTGAGCGTCGTCTCCGAGCCCCGGCTCGATCCGGCCTCAGGTGCGGTGCCCTGGTACCTGGTTGCCAGCCCCGCCGCCATCGACACCATCGAGTACGCCTTCCTTGAAGGCCAGGACGGCGTCTTCATCGAGACCCGCATGGGTTTCGATGTCGATGGCGTGGAGATCAAGGCGCGCCTCGATTTTGGCGCCAAGGCCATCGACTGGCGCGGCCTCTACAAGAACCCGGGTGTTGCCCTGAGCTGATCGCCTCAGGGGAGCCCAAACACCTCACAGGGCGGCCTGAGTGCTGCCATTCTCAATGAAGGAATCGTCTCATGAAGAACTTCGTCCAGCCCGGCAACACCATCACGTTGGCAGCACCCGCTGCCGTGACTTCGGGGTCCGGCGTGCTTGTTGGCGCCATCTTCGGCATTGCCGCACATGATGCAGCTTCCGGCGAACTGGTGGAGACTGTTACCACTGGCGTGTTCGATCTGAACAAGGTCGGCTCCGAAGCCTGGAATGTCGGCGAGAAGGTCTACTGGGACGACACGGATAAGCGGGCCACCAAGGTGGCCACCGACAACACGTTGATCGGTGTGGCCCTTGCCACGGTTGGCAGCGGCACCGACGAAACGACCGGGCGCGTGAAGCTGATCGCCGGCGGCTGACGGGCTTCCCGCGCGAACTCCTGATGCGGTTTGCGCATGTCTGCGATGTCCCGTGGGAGCGTGCGTGATTTCGCGGCAAGTGCTAGGTTTTGGGACACAGAGGCACTCAGCCTTTCGCCATCCCCGCGTCCGTCAGGCAGCGCGTGGAATGTGCGGCCGGGTTTCACAGAAAGCCCGAGCCTCCCCAATTTTGCCGGACCACCTTGAAGCCGATCCTGCGGGGTCGGCTTTACTTTTCCCCGCGCCGTTGGAGACGCCCATCATGGGGAGTTACGATCTCACCGGCCTCCGCCGCGGCAACAGCTTCCGCAGGACGTTCCGGTTCAAGGATAGCGACGGCGACCCCGTCGACCTCACCGGCTCGGTCTTGACCTTCGTGGCGGCGGGTGATGGTGCCACCATCCGCAAGTCTACGAGCGACGGCAGCCTGCTGATGCCAGATCCCGCGTCGGGCGAGCTTACACTCCACCTCACGCCCGTCGAAACACGCCTGTTGCCGGTGGGCCGCTTGAAGACCCGTTACGAGATCGAACGCCGCATTGGGGATGAGGAAACGACCCTGGTCTCCGGTTGCATCACGGTGATGGATGGCATCAATGACGACGGTGGAGTTCATTGAGGTCGTCCTTCCGGCGTCTCCGCAGGTCATCGAAGTCGTCGTTCCGCCATCCATCGCTGTCCTCGATGTCGTGATGCCCGGTCCCCAGGGTCCGGCAGGTCAGGTGGGCCCGCAGGGACAGCCAGGTCCGGCAGGGCCCGCCGCCGACACCTCCACGATCTCGCTCGACGGCGGCAATTTCTAGGGAGAACCCATGACCAACGTCATCCGCATCAAGCGTCGTGTTTCCGGGGCGGCAGGTGCGCCCGCGGCCCTGAAGAGCGCCGAACTCGCCTACAACATGGCCGACAACACGGTCTATGCGGGCTACGGCGACGACGGGTCGGGCAACGCGACGGCGGTGAAGCCCATCGGCGGGGAAGGCACCTTCGCGAAGCTCGACAGTCCGGCGCTCACGGGAACACCCACCGCGCCAACCCAGGTCTCCTCCGACGACAGCACGAAGCTTGCCACCACCGCCTTCGTGAAGACGGCGCTCGCGAACTACGGCGCGGGTTCCGTGACCAGCGTGGCCCTTTCGCTCCCCGGTTCGGTCTTCAGCGTGACGGGATCGCCCGTCACCGGTGACGGGACACTGGCCGGGTCGTTCGTCACCCAGACGGCGAACACCGTGTTCGCCGCACCCAGCGGCTCCAATGGCACACCGTCCTTCCGAACGCTTGCAGCGTCCGACATTCCGGCGCTTCCCTATCTCCCGTCATCGGGCGGCACCCTTGGCGGCAATCTCACCATCAGCGGCGATCTCACGGTCAACGGTACGACCGTCACCATCAATAGCACCACGCTCAGCGTCGACGACAAGAACATCGAGCTGGGATCCGTCGAGACGCCGACCGACGCCACGGCGAACGGTGGCGGCATCACGCTGAAGGGGTCAACCGACAAAACGCTCAGCTGGGACAGCACGACAGGCGCCTGGACCTCGAGCGAGCATATCGATCTGGCGGCTGCCAGGGTCTACAGGATCAATGGCGAGGAGGTTCTGGGTCCGACTGCGCTGGGGTCCAACATCACCTGGTCGGCCCTGACGCGGGTCGGTACCATCGCGGCTGGCACATGGCAGGGTGACATTCTGGGCCTGCCTTATGGCGGCAACGGCGTCGATCTCTCCGGTGCCGTGGACGGGGCGATCTTCAAGAAGAACGGTGCAGGCCTCGTCGCGGCCACGGCTGGAACGGATTACCTGAACGCTGCGTCGGGCATCGATGGCGGCACGTTCTAGACCATGGCCAACATCGTCCAGCTCAAACGCTCTGCCGTTGCCGGAAAGGCTCCGGCCATATCCGATCTCGCGGCGGGCGAACTGGCGATCAACACCCATGACGGCAGGCTGTTTCTGAAGAAGGACAATGGTACACCGTCGATCATCGACGTCATCGGCGCCAATGCCACCGGTTCCATCGTGTTCGTGATCGATGGGGGTGGCGTTCCCATCACCCTTGGGCTGAAAGGCACGATCGCCGTGCCCTTCGCCTGCGCGATCACAAGCTGGACGCTGATGGCGGATACGACGGGATCCGTCACCCTCGATCTCTGGAAGTCGGACTTCACGTCCTATCCGCCCAGCGCCGCCCAGTCGATCACGGGGTCAGCGAGGCCCGCCATCAGCTCGGATGTGAAGGCCTCTTCGTCCACGCTCACCGGCTGGACCACGACCATCGCCGCGGGAGACATCCTCGCCTTCAATGTAGATGCGGTATCGGGCTTCAACCGTCTCTCGGTCGGCCTCGCCATCACCCGTCTCTGACAGGATCACGCTCATGTCGATTTCCAACGCCGCCGAGTCGGCGATCATGAAGCTCGTCTTCCAGGCAATTGCCTGGGCGAACTATGCCGACAATGCCGCCGTCTCGCCCGAGGCCAATATCGCCGTGGCGCTCCATACGGCGGATCCTGGCGATGCCGGGACACTGGCCACCAGCGAAGTGACCTATGCCGGCTATACCCGCATCAATGTCGCGCGCTCGGTGTCGGGCTGGTCCGAGAGCAACGGCGTCGTCTCGCCGGTCTCCAATATCGACTTTCCCGCGGGAACGGGCGGCTCGGGGATCGTCACGCACTTCTCGACGGGACGCACAGGCGGCGGCGCCGCCTCCGCACTCTGGCAGGGCACGGTCGTACCCTCGATCGTCTGCGGCAACGGCGTCACGCCGCGGCTCACAACCGCGTCGACCCTGACGCTGGATTGAGGGCCCCATGAGCAGCGCAATGGACGTGCGCCGGTGCCTAGTGACGTGCGATGTCGCGGGCCTGATGCCGCACCTGGCCCAGGAGATCGGTCCCGCCGGCGCGCTGATCGCGCTTCACATGGCGCGCGTCGAGGCGGCGTTCATCCCTGACCGCCTGAAGCGATCCTCGCTCGCCTTTCTTGCCGCGCGCGGTGTCGCCAGGGTGGCGGGCCGGTGGATCACTGACCCTCAGCCGTCAGACGAGGTCATCTCTGCGGCGGGCATCGCGTCGCGCTCCGCCGACCCGCGCGTCTCGCAGGCCATCGTGCGGGCGATGGGCGATGCCTACCTCGACGCCTTGGCGGGCGGCATCGACGAGCCGCAGGTCCAGAAGGAGCGCATGCTGAAGGCGAGAGCACGGGAACGGTTCCGCATGAGGATCTCCTGAGATGACGGTTTATTTCATGGGGACCGAGGTCCAGGACTTCCCCTACAACTCCGTGCCGACAGGCATGTGGAACAATACAGACACCTGGCGCTACAACACGGCCAATGTGCGCTCGACCTGCTATCTCCCCTCAGGCGCGGCCGAGACGAACTACATCGAAACCGGGACTTTCGCCGCGACCGAGTTCTGGACCCATGCCGTCATGCACATCGACTACATTGCGGGAACCGGCACGAACTATTTCATGGGCTTCTGTGCCGGCGGAACCGTAAGGATCGGGATCCGCTTCGGGAGCGGCGGCTTCACGCTTTATTACTGGTCCGGCAGCGCCTGGGTCAGCTT